AATAGCAGGGGTGTTATTAAAACATACAGATTGGATTGAATCTGAAATAGATAATTTTGTATTTGAAATAGCGTCAGCGTCAAATGATGATGAAGCAGCAAAAAGAAGTAAAAAAGGAACAACTTCTAAAAAAACTCAAAGAAATTATGGCATGCCAAAGTTGGCAGAAATTATTGGATGTTCTACAAAAACAATAGCTACATTGTTTAGTTGGATTGGAGTTAAAGAGGCAACAAGTGAAGAAGCAAAACAATCAATAGGTGAAATAATAGAATATGGTAGTGATAGGTATTTTGTAAAAGTAAACGCTATAGTCCAAGGTGAATCAGTAGAAAAAGATATAGTGGTAGATGGACCAACGCTTAGAAACAAAAAAGCTTTTTATGATGCAGTAATAAGCAGAGCTGGAGTTTGGATACCTGAAATGAAAAACTCTGACTTTGAAGAAATCATGATTAGAAAATTTGAAGCACGAAGTAAATCAAAAGATTATGTTGAAGAAGCAAGAGAGGATACTCGATTTATAAAACATTTTAAAAATTATATTTCAGAGCAAAAAGCATACACAAGTAAAAAAGAGTTAGCGCATTTTGGTATGCCATATTTTAATCAACAAAAAAATAGTTTAGAATTTAGTTTAGATAAATTTGAAGATTATCTACATAGACAAAAAATAAATTTAGAAAGAGTTGACTTAGTAATTAAAGTACAACGAATATTAAAAGCTAAAAAAATACACGGTAAGTTTGACAACAAGTCTTGTGTTTCTTGGAAAATACAAGATCATCAAATAGAACAAGAAGATTTAATTATTGATGGTGAGTTTAAGGAGATAACAGATGAAACAGCCTAAGTTTATATCAGGACCTCCAGGCACAGGTAAAACATCTATGTTTATTACTCGTAAATATACAGAGTTATTAAATAAATATTCTCACAATAAAATAATAATACTATCTCACACTAATGTTGCAGCAGATGAAATAAAAGATGAAATATTAAAATTACCACAAATGAAAGATGTTACAAAAAAATCTATGAAGTATAATATTTGTACAATACATTCTTATTGTAGAAGTAAACTTTCTAAAAAAGAAGTTATAAATTATCAAGATCATGTAAACCTGTCTGTAATAAATACTTTATTTAAAAGACAAAATGTTAATGAAAGTGAGTTTAACAATGATAAGCATAAATTTTATAGGTATTTAGCAGATGCAAAAGGTAAAGGTAAAACCTTAACAGATCATTGGAAGATTTGTGATAAACTTTCTTACAAGCCCTATGATATAAATACAATAACAGAAATGAAAAAAATTTATGATCAGTATAAAAAAGATCATCAAGTTTGTGACTACGCCGATATGATAGAAGAATTTACAGACAAAGCTGTAGAGCCAAATATTGATGCTTTGATAGTAGATGAAGCACAAGACAGCAACGTGCCACAAAGAAAAGCTTTAGATAAAATGGCCACAAATGCAAAAGAATATTATTTTGTTGGTGATGCAGATCAAACCATATTTGAATTTGCTGGCTCTGATGCTGACTATTACCATAAACTTTCTAAAGATGCAGAACAATTAGAACAAGGACATCGATGTGGTAAGACAATAAATAATTTATGTAAAAAAATAATAAAACCTGTATGGGATTATTATGGTTACGATCGAATATGGAAACCTACAGATATAGAAGGTAATCATTATTATCTTTCATCGCTTAAAAATAATTGCACAGCGTTAGAAAAACTTTTAGATAAAATACACAACACTACCGAAACATTTTTGTTTACCTATAGAGGTAATCCATCAGATATAGAAATGAGAAAATTTTTTAAACAACATGGCATAGAGTTTGCACATGTTGGTAACTCACCTTATGTGTCAAAAAAAGAAATAAAATGTCATAAACATTGGCCTGACTTTGTAAAAGGTAAACCTATGGATTTAAAACAGATAAAAGATTTTTGGAATTATATGGGCAGCAAAGTAATAATGCACGGTAGAGGAGATACTAAATGTTTTGATGAGTGGATTAATAAATCGTACACGATAGATTATTTAATAGATCAAAAATATTTGAAAGCAGATTCTGTGCAATACAACGATTTTGCTTTGACTAGGACTCAAACAGATCCTGATAGAATATTGTACATTAGAAAAGTTCTAAACAAGAACTTTGATGAATTAGGTGATGTAAGAGTTAAGTATGCAAATATACATACTGTAAAAGGATTGACGTTTGACAATGTTATTGTCGATTTAACAAGAACTAGACAAGAAGAATATTTTACACAACTAAGACTAAAATATGTGGCTTACAGTAGAGGTAGGGTTGATTGTTGGACCATAGCATCAAGAGGACCCTTTACGTTAGGAGTAAAATGAAAAATAAAAATGTTTGGGACAAGCAGCACGGAGGAAGTCACTACCAGAAGTATGTTATTCAACCCAGTAAGTTTGTAGTAGAAAATAAACTTTTATATCCTGAAGGTTGTGCTATAAAATATATTATACGTCATCAAGATAAAAATGGGAAAGAAGATATTTTGAAAGCAATACATTTTTTAGAAATGATAATTGAAAGAGACTATCCTACGGTAGAAAAACCAAAAGAAAATTTACCAAAAGAAAAACCTAATTCATGGGGGATAAAATAATGTGTAATACACCAGAAGATCTAAACCTTAAAGATATAGACACAGTTGCGATAGATATAGAAACTTATGATCCAAATTTAAAAACAAAAGGATCTGGTGCTATACGAAAGGATGGTTTTGTTTGTGGTATTGCAGTTGCAACTAAAAATGAAACTGCATATTTTCCTCTACGTCATTCTGATACTGACATAGCTTACGATAGAATAAATAAAATATGGCAGATTCTCAACGATAAAATATTTCAAAACGAAAAAATTACAAAAGTATTTCACAACGCAATGTATGATGTTTGTTGGATAAGAGCTATAACTGGTAAAAAAATGAAAGGCAGAATTGTTGACACTATGATAGCTGCATCTGTTATTGATGAAAATAGATTTAGATATTCATTAGACGCATTATCAAAAGATTATCTTAATGAAGAAAAATACAAATATGATTTACAACAAAAAACATTAGAGTGGTCTGGTGGTATGGTAAAAGACCCTATGTCTAATATGCACAAATTACCTGCATCAATTGTAAAAGAATATGCAAAACAAGATGTTAATTTAACTTACAAATTATGGAATCTGTTTAATAAAAAAATTGACGAAGTATTATACATTAAAGATGATGGAGAACAAAAAACTTGTAGACAAATATTTGAATTAGAAACAAAATTATTTCTTTGTTTAGTTGACATGAAATTTAAAGGAGTTAAAATAGATCGGTCAAAAGCTATCCTGTTTGGAAGACATCTTAAAAAACGTAGAGATCAAATAATAAACGCAATAGAAAATAAAACATCAATTAGAATTGACATTTGGGCTGCTGCTTCAATTAAAAAATTATTAGATCATCTTAATATTAAAGATTACAAAGTAACTCCTAAATCTAAAATGCCACAATTACCAAAAAATTATTTAAAAACTCACAGTAATAAATGTCTGCGTATGATTGCAAAAGCAAGAGAATATGACAAAGCAGTAAATACTTTTATAGATGGATTATTAGGATATGTATACGAAGGTAGAATACATGCAGATATTAATCAGATAAGATCTGACTCAGGTGGCACGGTAACTGGTAGATTTAGTATGTCTAATCCTAATCTACAACAAATACCAGCAAGAGGGTACATTGGTAAAAAAATGAGAGAATTATTTATTCCTGAAGAAGGACATCAATGGGCTAGTTTTGATTATTCACAACAAGAACCTCGTATTGTAGTTCACTATGCTTTAAAATTAGAGTTACCTGGCACAGATAGGTTAGAAGAAGAGTTTAACAAAGAGGATGCCGACTTTCATCAGATAGTTGCTGACATGGCTAATATATCAAGAACACAAGCAAAGACAATAAATCTTGGTTTATTTTATGGCATGGGTAAATTAAAACTGCAAAGAGAGTTAGGTTTAGATTCTAATCGAGCTAAAGAATTATTTAATGAATACCACAATAAAGTACCTTTTGTTAGAAGACTATCGCAGGAACTTATAAAGTTTGCAAAAGAAAATAAATTACTTTTCACATTACATGATAGATTCTGCAGATTTAACAAATGGGAAACTACAAATAGAGAGTGGAATCCTGATACAAATAGATTTACTGAGGTACCACTGTACACGGAACACGAAGCAAAAGAAGCATACAAAGCTGAGATGTTAGAAAAATACAAAGAGAA